GATAGCGGTATTCAACAAGTTGAGTGAACTTGAGTATCGGATCTGTGAGTTGGAGAAGCGAGCAGGATATGTTCATCGGTCTAATGATTCGGATCGTTCAAAACGGCTTGATCAACAGTTCAGAAAATATATGTCCAAGTAATGGAAGAGTGACCTCAGCCGCTCGCCGAGTGCGAAAAACTCGCCATACCCCCTCGCAGTGATCCAAACACTGGTGTGCTGGGACAGCAAGAGGAAAGTCCACTGAAAACCCCGATTTATTTCGGGGTTTTTTGTGAAAAAAAGCTTGACAAAGTCAAATCTTTCTAGTACAATAGTCCCATAGTGTTAGACAACCAACTGGAGAACTGAAATGACGACCATGACCATCAATGCTGGTTACACCACCTTCACCATTGACACTGTCAAGAACAAGTCAGTGACTGTTACTCGCGAAGGACACCCACCAAACACCTTCCTGATTGGTGATGCTGCTGAATATGACAGTTGGAACCTATCATATTGGGGTCATATCGTTAGCATCACTGACAAGACTGTGACGATTGACCCTCGTTATGGCGACCGCAAGCGTCGTCTGAGTCTTGTGAACTTCGCTTGGAGGAACTACAACTTTGACTTAGATGAAACTGTTCGTCAGAACAGCGACACCATGAACTACATCTGAGAAGGGGATAGACATGATAACTCTGAAAGAAGTAACCGATTGGGACACTGCCAACCACACTTACTTGGTCAATGACTCAAAGGACAAACTCTACGCTTATGTTGTTGACGGTGTGTTGAGACCGTTACCCCGTCCATTGAGGTTTGAAACTAGGTATCGTAAGTTCGTTACCATTCAGGAAACGTTTGGGTTCGTTGAACCAGTGGTTGTTGCTAAAAATTCATGGACCGTTGAGGGTAGTGGTGGTAACAAATATGTGGTCACTCAACACGGGGACACGGTCAGGTGTAGTTGTAGTGGGTTCAAGTTCAGGGGACACTGCAAGCACATTGAAAAAACTGTTGACAAAACCGTCTGAACCTGATACACTACTCTTTCTGTTCCCAACTACGACTGGAGAAGTCAATGACTGCTATCAATGTTATCAATGGTACCTATCGTAACCAACCTATCAACAACGTCGTTTTCACTCTAGTCAAGGGTTACACCGAGGGCAAGCGTGGTGGTTTCATCACGGTCAAGTCATCTGGTTACTTTGGTGATAATACACCTGATCGGATCAGGATTCGTTTAGAGTCCATTCATGACTTTGAAGTTACTAATCGTGCTCCAGTCAATCTGGTTGATAGTTCTGAGACAGTCACCAAGAAGGAATCAGACGAAGACATTATGAATCGTATTGAAGAACGGTTTGACATTCTTCATGAGATGACCAAGGCAGCCATCAACAATGATGTTCGTGCTATGATTGTAGTTGGTCCTCCTGGTGTTGGTAAGAGTTATGGTGTTCAGAAGGAACTTGAAAAGTCTTCTATGTTTGATCTTATTGCTGAACGTCCATTGAAGTACAACATCGTCAAGGGTATGTTGACTCCTATCGGTCTTTATTCTGTAATGTACAAGTACAGTGATGAGGGTAATGTCATCGTATTTGATGATAGTGATGGTATCTTCGGGGACGAGTTGAGTCTGAATCTACTGAAGGCTGCTCTTGACAGTGGTAAGCGTCGGAGAATCTGTTGGAATAGCGAAAGTTATCATCTTCGTCGGGAAGGTATTCCAGATTCATTTGACTTCAAGGGGTCGATCATATTCATCACGAACTTGAACATGGAACACGTCAAGAGCAAGAAACTTCAGGATCACTTGGAAGCTCTTCGTAGTCGGTGTCACTATCTTGATCTAACGATGAACACCACTCGTGAGAAGTTCTTAAGGATCAAGCAGATTCATCGGACTGGTGATCTATTTCAGGACTATGATTTTGATGACGAACAAGCAGATGATATTATTGAGTTTATGGAACAGAACAAAGGTAGTCTTCGTGAAATCTCATTGAGAATGGCGTTGAAAATCGCTGATTTGACGTTGGTAAAACCAGATAACTGGAGAGCATATGCCAGAGCCACCTGTATGGTGAACTAATAGACATGGGGGCTTCGGCCCCCTTTTAGAATGAGGTATGAATTGATCCCAATGAGTTATGAAGAACTGATAGCATTTTATCGGTGTCATGAATGGTGGTTAGATAATCTTGGTATTCGACGTCTTGAAGACTCAGTCAATGATCTTTGGTTTGATCACTGTGAGTCTAATGGCATTAGTTGGGAGTCTAAACGTGGGTGGAGTTTTCATAATGAAAAGGCAAGAGTGGCATTTATCTTGAGGTGGTTATGATGGAACTGACACCGGTAACTTCAGCGTTATTGATGTTGATTCTTATTCTGATTGGGATAGGACTACAGATATTGGTTTATCGGTGGTTTGAACGTATGGATTTTCCAGAAGAACCGACAAAACACTTGACAAACAGTCATACATCAGATATCATGTCAGAATGAAACAATGCACAATTCAATTATTGGACGAGGTCAACTGTAAAATAACTGACCTTGAGTTATCCACTAGAAAAAAACTGTCCAACAAGTTCAGTTATGAGATACCAGGCGCTCGTTATCAACCATCGGTTCGGTTAGGAAGATGGAACGGTAAGGAATGTTTCTTCACCATTGGTGGTAATACTTTCATCAACCTTCTACCTGAGATAGTTCCTATCTTGGACAGTGAAGGATACGATATTGACCTTGATGACCGTAGGGTCAACCGTCGGACATTCAACTTTGACCCTGTTAGCGAAACATCCTTTGACAATATTACTTGGCCAGAGGGACACCCTATTGAGGGTCAGCCTATTCTGCTCAAGGAACATCAGGTAGAGGCTATTAATAAATTCTTGGGTGACACTCAGTGTTTACAAGAGTTAGCTACTGGTTTCGGAAAGACAATTTCCACGGCAGCATTGAGTTCTATTGTAGAGAAGTATGGAAGAACTATTATTATCGTTCCCAACAAGACTCTGGTGACACAGACTGAAGCAGACTACAAGAATATGAGGTTAGACACTGGAGTTTACTTTGGTGACCGTAAGGAGATAGGTCACACTCACAGTATTTGTACATGGCAAAGTTTAAATAATATGATGAAGAACACCAAAAATGGTGTTGCTGAAATCTCCATTTATGAGTTTATTGAAGATGTAGTCTGTGTAATAGTTGACGAAGCACATTGTGTAAAAGCACAGGCGCTCAAGACGTTATTAACAGGACCAATGAGTAATATTCCTATCAGATGGGGAGTAACTGGAACTGTTCCAAAAGAACAGTATGAGTTCATGAGTTTGTTTTGTAGCATTGGTAATGTTATCGGACGGTTGAGTGCTTCTGAGTTACAGGCCGGTGGACATTTAGCCAACTGTCATGTAAATATCGTTCAGTTAGTTGACCACAGAGTTTTCCTCAACTACCAATCAGAATTGAAGTATTTGTTGGACGACGATGATCGGTTAGCGACGATAGCTGGTGTGATTACCAAGATACGGGACGATGGTAACACCTTGGTATTGGTAGATAGGGTATCTGCTGGCAAGAAGTTGGTAGAACTAATAGGTGAGTCAGCTGTATTTGTCAGTGGTGCTACCAAGGCTGGGGTTCGTAAGGAGGAGTACGATAGTATTTCTAGTACTGATGGTAAGGTGATTGTTGCTACCTATGGCGTGGCCAGCACAGGTATCAATATTCCTAGACTATTCAATATCGTATTGATAGAACCAGGTAAGAGTTTTGTGAGATGTATTCAGTCTATTGGTCGAGGACTTCGTAAAGCACAGGACAAGAATGATGTGGTTATCTATGATATCACGAGTACTTGTAAGTTTTCTAAACGTCATTTGACTAAACGACGAGCGTTCTACAAGGAGGCACAATACAACTTCACACAAGAAAAATTAGAGTGGAAGTAAAATACCGCTTGACAAGGGTTTCAATGTATGATAACATAACGAATAAACAGGGAGAGTATTTTGCGAATATTAAATTTAGACCTCAACAAGGCATTTGAATTAGATCATTTACCCGACCAAGTAGATGACCTTAGATTTGCCATATTAGACAATAGTAATCCTCAGACACCTGATTACTTCTTTATTCCTTTGATTTTCTTAGAAAGTTTCAACGCTCCGGCGTTAGTACTGAAGGTAGGTAAACATATCGTCAAGATGCCAGTTGATTGGCAGATTTTGATTGGTGAAGCAGAGATGGGTGACTTAGAGGTATTACCGTTAACGTCGTTGAACGATCGTGGGTTCAAAGCATTTTCCTACAATCCACTCACCAGTTTTAGTCCGAAATTTTTTGAGGTAGAGATTCTAAACGTGTACAATGAGGTCACTTGGTATTCTCCGAAACTAAAGAACGGTCAGATGTTGTGTGTTCCATTGAGTGACGGACCAGAACCTGACTGTGTTTACTTTGTCAAGGAGATTTCTAGAAACTTAGAAATAGTCAACTATCAACACGCTTGGTAATAACAATGGGACAGTACACATCAAAAACTAGTGATGACGAAATTCGTACAGAATTTCCCAAGGATATTTCAGAAACAGAACTGATCAAGACGGTGATAAGGTCTGTTCAGGAATTAGAAAAAATCGTTTCAGAACAGAGTGTTGAAATAGAAAAACTCAGAAAGAGCAACTCCAGACTGAGAAATGATCTCAATAGAACAGTCAACTTCGTCAGACGTAACAATGGATGAAAATGAGCAACCGACTAACAATTCAACATGAAATGTCCGTATTTGATCGTAAGGAACGGACATTCTACCGTGAGCTCACCGACGAGGAACGAAAGAAGTTCAGCAATTTCTTGATGATCAGGTGGGGGTCATCGGTTCAAGGTAGTAGTGACCTTCAAGAGTTTTATGTTCTGAGTTGTAATGCTAGGTTGAACAAGCATTTCTTTGCCATGCACAAACATCCAGAACTTCAGTGGTTGATGGCTACTACTGTTAGTCCAGGGTTGGGGACATTTAGACACAATTGGATAGCACCGAAAAAGAAAGAAGGAACCAACAATAACAAGATAGAAAAGTTTCTTGCCAACCAGTATCCTAGTATGAAGATGTCTGACGTTCAACTAATGGCAAGTATGTATGATATCAAAGACCTCAAGGTGTTGGCGAAAGACATGGGCATGGACGTAACTGACATCAAAAAAGAACTGGGATGATAGAAACTGACGAGTTAGTATGTGACTTTTGTAGTCGTGAGTTCAAACGTGCTTCTTCTTTTGAAAAGCATATGTGTGAACAGAAACGACGATTCAACTCCAGAAATGAACCAGGTCCAAGGTTGGGGTTCTATGCGTATTCACACTTTTACAAGATAAACTCTCGCGGGTCTAAACAGAAGACGGTAGACGAGTACATCAAGAGTCCTTATTACAAGGCGTTTACCAAATTTGGACAGTATTGTGTTGATGTCAAGGTTATCAACTCCAATGCGTTTGTTGGTTGGTTATTGAAAAAGAACAAGGGTATTGATTATT